AGATAGGGCGTTTGTTATGGACCCTGTTTCCAGATTTATTGATACTGATGATGCTGGCGATATGACTGAAATGATGCGGAAAGTGTTGCCTAAAATAGAATGTCCTATCTATACTTGTGAATTGGATAAAAGAGTTCCTGCTTTGGAATTGTACCCAATAGAGTCGTTAGTTAAAGATACGCAATGCGGATATATAAATAATACAGTTGCCTATGCTATTGCTTTTGCTTATTGGAATAAGGTTGGTTCGGTTTCTCTTTTTGGTGCTGACTTTACTTACAAGCAAAATTTATATTTTGCTGAAATGGGAAGAGGGTGCTGTGAATTTTGGTTGGCAAAATGTATGGATAAAAAAATAGAAGTTTCAATAGCAGTACGTTCTAATTTACTTGATGCAAATATTGATGTAAAAGATAAACTATATGGTTATCATCGTCTAAACGATCCAATAGTATCTTATGTTGATGATAATAAAATGAATGTTTGTAAATGGTCTGAAGTTATACAACAGAATGCTGTTCCTTTTGGAATATCTGGAAGGAATGATCCTCCTGAGATATGGTTAGATAGAGACAATGTTCCTGTTCCTTCTTTGAATGGCGCTCCAGAACCAAAGAATTATTAATGGAAACAGATTCTTTTGAAATATCTGTAGGCAATTTGGGTGTTAAAACAACCCACAAAAGAGGGCATACAGTAGAAGAGGTTGCTGAAATGGCAACCAATAGATTGGTTTCGGTTGCAGATACAGCACCGAATCAAATAAAAGCACAGGCACATGCTTTTAAAAATAGGTGCCATATGATAATTACTTATTATATGCAACAGGCGATTAATAATCACATGTGTACAATAGGTAATAAATTAGAATCGCAGGGACGTAAAGACCTTGCAAATATAATTAGGAGGCTATAATGGCTATATCTCAAGCAATGTGCACTAGCTTCAAAAAAGAACTTTTGCAAGCGAAGCACAACTTTTCCACTGGTGGAAATACTTTTAACTTGGCTCTATATACCAGTTCTGCAACCATGAGCGCATCAACAACTGCTTATAGTGCAAACCAAGAAGCAACAGGCACAAACTATACAGCAAAAGGAGG